AGTTCAGCACAAAAAAACGCCACTAAGATGAGTAGGGGGATGCCATCGCTACTGTTGCGGAGCTCATCAATGAATTCCTTGATAGGATAAACCAGCCGCGTGAAGCTAGTTACGTAGGCTCTACCACGCCTGGCGCTCGGCAGTATCTATCCCTATTTAAGTACGTTGCTGGCAAGCTACTCGAGTATCAAGACGGCTGGGACCAGCTCAAGAGAATTTACACGTTCACCACATCGCTAGGAGTTGCAAACTACCAACTCCCTGGCGATTTCCTGAGAATGCTCACGGGCACTCAGTGGGGTGTGACAAATCAGATTCCTTTAGCTGGTCCACTGTCCAACGCACAACTCGCGTTCCAAACCTACGGGGTTAATATATCCAGTCCGTACGCTGGGTATCAGATTAACGGCGCTCAGGGGTATACATTCTCAACTGGTGCATATACCTACCTGCAAAAATCAGCAGGTTATTTTCAGATTTCACCAGCGGGTCAGGATAACACCACGCAATACGCCATCGCGTATGTGTCCAGGAATTACGTTTGGCCTCAAAACTGGGCTCCCGCTACTGCTTACGTTCTAGGCAATATCCGATCTGGCATTAACAATATTTACTACTGCGTAACGTCCGGAACCTCAGGTAGTGCTCGATTGACCGGATCATCAGGAACCATATCGGACGGAACAGCCGAATGGGTACCGTACTTCGAGCCGTATCCCGTCACTGCTGACACTGATTTCGTAATCCTAGACGATGAGTTGTTTATCGAAGGGTTGCGCTGGGCCTGGTACGAGGCGAAGCAACAATTTCAGTCTGCTCAAACCTACGATGCGAAGTGGCGCAGTTCGGTCCGATCGGCACTAGGCCGACAGAATGGGGCCACGGTAGTGAGCGCAGCGTACGACATAAACGGATCGATTGATTGGCCAAATACTCCCGTGGGTTCATGGCCAGGTACAGGGGGCGTATAGTGGCGATAGTAAAGAATGATCCTTTTCCTGGCACTGACTACAGCAAATTCCAAAGCTGGGAGAAAGTCACAACGCCTGGCGGTCAAACCTGGTACGTGGTTCCTGGATATCCTGGATATGTTTACGATCCGGTAGCTTCCAATGCGTCGGGGCGCAAAGTTTTCAGAGCCAACCCATCAGCTGCAATTTCAGAACACCAAGACGAAAAAGACGCGGTAGAGGCACAGAGAAAGCAGCAGGCGCAGGCTAATAGCCCGATGGGTCAGGTTACGCCAGTAATTGCCGGAACAGGCGGTATCCTACTTGCTAACGAAGCCATGAAGGCCGGAGTGGGCAGCCCTCCCCCGACCGTTGTGCACGTCGATGTAAAATCCGGCATTAGATTTATGTCGGACGGTAGTCAGATAAGTGCAACCGGTCAAACTATAGCACCGGCAGTTCCCGCTCGTGGGACGTCGGGCGCTGCAGCTCCTACCACGCCATCTCAAGCAGCGGCGCAGGGTGCCACAGCTCCTCCGACCACCGGAGCTCCTGCAGCCCCACAATTGGTAGGCGTAACACCAGTAACCGAAGTTGGAAGCGCGGCGATGCCTGATGGCTCCCCGGGCCATTTAATGTCTGACGGCGCGATAGTCGGAAATGACGGGGCTATAGTTCAACCCGATGGCCAGTTTATCCCAGCTACTCCGACCACCGGAGCTCCTGCAGCCCCACAATTGGTAGGCGTAACACCAGTAACCGAAGTTGGAAGCGCGGCGATGCCCGATGGCTCCCCGGGCCATTTAATGTCTGACGGCGCGATAGTCGGAAATGACGGGGCTATAGTTCAACCCGATGGCCAGTTTATCCCAGCTACTCAGAGCCCTATCGTTTCCGGACTACAGATAGCGGGCGGAGCAGCTCAAGCCTATTCGGGGTACAAGCAATACCAAGACGGACAGAAGCTTGCGGGCGGTGCCAATATCGTCGGAGGCGCGTTCAACGCAGCGGCAGGAGCAAGTGTCTTAGCTAATGGCGGTTCTGCGACAGGTTTGAGCCAAGCCGCTCCGTTTGTAGGGGCTGGAGTTGCAGCAGCGCAGGTCGGTCAGAACGTAATGAACACGGAGGGCAATACTGATGATCGAGCTGCAGCATCCCAGACAGACGGAGTTAAGGCGGTACTACCGTTTCTAGGGCCCTATGGCTGGGCAGCATATGCCGCTCTTGGTGCAGTTGATGCGGTTTCTGGCGGTAAGGCCACGAAGGGAATCAATTCGTGGATGAAAAGCAGTAATAACTTTAACGACAAAATTGATTTTGGCATCGGTAAGGCAGTTCACAAAAAGATATTCCATCAATCGACTCGCGGCGTTCAGAAAGAGCACACCGGGCAGCTATTGCAATTTGGCACCGAAGACCCAACATACCAAGGATACGTGCAGACCGTTCGAGCTCAGCACCAAGAGGCCCCTCCCGATCCAGAGCATCCATTCAGTGACACTAAAGGCAATAAGTATCGAACCTGGGACGATTACAAGTCTGGTGGACTCGATGCCGGGAACCTTACCCATGTGTACGGAAATATCAGGGTCTACGGACCGCAGTGGGCATCGCTATCAGAAGAGCAACGGCGGGCGGTAACTCAAGCAAACATCGATTCAAATCTCTACGATTCACACAAAGGTGAAGTCCAGATATCGGACGATGAGAAAGCCAAAGTTAACTTCGACAACGTGATGAAAGGGTTTGAGGTTGGTGCTCAATCGACAGCTCCAGTTACCGGAGTGCCTCGGACGCCAGCAGTGCCACTAACACCTGCGCAGGCAGCAGCACAAGGCGCGAATATACCCCCACGATCTAGGACTAGCTCTCCAGGTGTCTATCTACCTGGGATGAGGCGCTAGTGACCAACTCCGCGAATCTACCAGCACCCTATGCGGGAGTGGACGACAAGACACCCACCGCCGCGCTTCAGAATCCTTTTTGCGAGAATTTACTCAACTTCAATGTCACGCAAGCGGGTATATCGTTACGGCATGGCGATTCTAAGTATGCAGTTACCACCTTTGCAGCTAACACAAAAAGCCCAAAGGCGTTGGGTGTGTTGGGTGGTGAGATCTTTGCTGCGATATACAACAGCACCATTAGCAAAATGCAGATTTACGATGCCACGGATCTTTCAACTGTCGCGTTCACCTCGGCAGCGTCGCTAGGCGATGCCAATATGTTCCCCTTTGTGTTCAACCAACACTTATATTTTTTCACTGAATTAAACTACGCCCCTGGATTTGTGTACGACGGCGCAACGTGGTCCCTTGCGGGTTTTACAGGCTTTCCGGGCACGGCTGGCATTAGGGGAGCTGGGTCATTCAATCACAGAATCTACCTAATCCAGTTCGGACTCGCGTCAACAGACGGGGCGGTTTATCACTACGGCGGAATCGATGCGATATCGGGCGCGGTCACAACGGTAGACCTGTCCTCGATAGTCGAAGAGAAGACCCAAATTTACATCATATCCCCAATAACGGTTTCAAATAACGCCGAGAATCGCAGCTATCTCGCGTTTGTATGTGCTTCGGGGGAGGTGCTTTTTTATTCTGGGAGCTATCCGGACTCGGCATCATGGGCGCTCGCAGGCCAAGCAAAGATCGGCAGGCCACTTGGCCCAAGCGCGTATATTAAATACCAGGGGGACACGCTCATTCTTTGTGATAGCGGTGTTGTCTCTTTGCGAGATCTCTTCCTCGACGGGTCAGAGCAGGCGATAGATCTAAGCGTGAATGCTAATATTCAACGTAGATGGATCTATATGGTGGAAAATCGGCCCCCGATACTAGCGGGCACCGATCTCGCTCTGATAAGCGGCGTATGGGACAACAAAAATCATCGGATAATAATTCCATTCCCGGCATACCTGGATTCTGAGGGCGCTGTTCAAACCGGTGCTTCGTACTTTGTATTCGATACACTTCTAAAATCCTGGTCGGTTCATAGATCGCATGGTGTCGATGCCTTGAATCACATACTCGCACAAGCGGTTATTTTTAACAGGAAGGTATTACTTATCTCTCGTGATGTTACTGCGAATAGCAGAAGTATCATGATCTACAAAAAGGAAGGGTCTACCGGCTTTATGGATCGTAACGTCGATGACACTGCAGATGTCGGCTACGACTATGAGATGCTTTCAGCCCCAATTCCTTTCCCCAAAACAGCCGTGTACGAAACTACGCAAATCGAGCCAATTCTAGAGTCCGACCTTTACGCGCAAACTAGTTACAATTTTGTGGCTGATTTCGGACGCCAGACCAGCGCAGACCAGAAAACAGACGCCGCTACTACGAGCGTAGCAAAACCAGCCGCTAATGTTGGAATGCAAAATATTACTTTCGTGCAAGTTAAAATGTCAGGAACTACGGTAGCGGCCAAGACGGTAGGATTGGATCTTTACTCCTATAACGTATGGTATAATTCTGGAGAGACAGGATCAAGATGAAATATCGCAGCAAGAAAGGCACTGTCATCAACATCCCCGATGGTCTCACGCCTCGGCAGATTGAATCTATCAAAGCTGATGCGGATGCTGGGTACGGTACTCGCGCGCAAGAGACGGCAAATAGACTTGGTAAAACCACCACTCCGGGCGGTGTCGCTACGGGCGGCGCGGAACCTGCGGCTAAACCCACTCCCGATCTACAAGCTCAAATCGCTCGTACTCAGGCCGAGATCGATAAGCGTGGTGGCCCTGACGAAGCTCCGGGTTATGCGACGAGATTACAGGAGTTGCGAGGTGCCCTAAATGGGAGTGGTGGCACACCTCCCGATCTGCAGGCTCAAATCGCTCGCACTCAGGCCGAGATCGATAAGCGTGGTGGCCCTGACGAAGCTCCGGGTTACGCTGCTAGACTCGAACAGTTAAAGGCAACTGCCGGGGCGCCCGGTGTACCGCCGGACGTTACTGTCGACGGTCCGCGAGTAACTCAACCGCCTCCCGACCAAGACGATACATTGGGACCTGATGGAAACATCGATCAGAACGCTTCCTTTGCTAGACTCGAAGCTCTACGCAAGATCGACGAAGAGAAGCAATTCAGGCGCGACAATCCCGACGAGACCGACGAGTACGGGAATACCGTTTCGTACTACAAAGATGCAAACGGAATAATCCAGCGCAAAATAACCCAGGGCGAAACGGCTAAGACGTTTACACGTCTAGCGACACAAGCAGCCGACTCTTTTAATCGAGAAAACGATCGCAAGGCAGCCGAAGATGCTACCTACGGCACACTTACTAAGTACTACGATCGTGATAGGTCTCGAGAGCTCGAAGAGCAAAAGCAGGAACTAGCAGAGCGGGGCATTCCCTACGATCCGGCAGCTGCTCAGGACGTTAACAGTAAAAATCTTTACGGAAGGACGATTGGCGGCATAGATCAGAAATACACGGGCATGAAAGATGATGCCTCGAGACAGGCCATTCTGGCCGGCAATCAGGCGTACGCTACAACATCATCGGCGCGAGACAGCTTTTTAACTGCGGTTACGAATGGAGCCAATACTTTTGGCTCTAATTTTAAGCAATTCGTCAACACGGTCAATTCACACCTTGGTGACGACTCACTAGGCATCTTGTCGATGTCAGTCGAACAGCTCGCACAAAATAGGGGCATATCGCTACAAGAAGCCGAATCTGTCCGTAATGACGCACTATCCCTAAAGACGCTCAAAGAGCAAACCAGATCCAACAAGGCGGGCGAAAGGATAGCGACCAAGATAGCAAATAAACCGACCGGTGGTGGTGGTGGTGGTGGATCGTCTGATTCGGCGGGCGGCTTTGAATTACTGGGGTAAATATGAGCGCTGAAGATCTATTAGGGTTGGGAAGTAACGATCTATTAGGGTTTAATCAATCTGTTCAGCAGTCGGATCCTTACGGCATAGCCGGGAGATCTCTAGCTGGCTGGCAGCCTAATACCTCCACCTGGTCGCCCATGGAAACCGGGATGGGCGCTTTTGCCAAGTCCTTCTTTTCGGGCCTCCTCGGGAACTACGCGCAACAGCGGTCAGCTGACCAGCTCAATTCAGTGATTAGTGTGTTGCCGCAGCTTAAGAGCGATCCGATGTCGGTTGTTGCGCCAAAGGGTGTTAACGCCGATGCGTTCGCCCTTCTAAAAGGAACCGCCCTTGTAAAAAACCAGCTGCAATCAGCGCAGAGGGATCAGACACTAGCTGAGCTAATGCAGAAGGTGGGCGCATTCAGCCCCGGTGAGTTAGCCCAATTCGGCACGGCTGGCATCGAGAAGATGAGAAGCATTCAGGGCGAAAATGCTGCGTACGGTGTGGGGCAGGGCGCGAAAAATCCGAAGAGTCCCGACTATCAGGTCGATCAGGATCTATTCAAAATAGAGCAGGCGTACACCGATAAACTGTTAACGGGAGCTCAAGCGCAAGCAGCCGTCGGAATCAACAAGGCCGGATTAAACATCCTCGAGGCGATCAAGAAGGATAATCCGCTAGCAGCATCCACAGCCATCTTTGAGTTTGCCAAACTACAGGACCCCACCGGGACTGTTAGGGAAGGCGACGAAATGCGAGTTTCCGACCCAGGGGGTCCGCTGGGGCAGCTTTCGCAGATCTACAATACGATTCAAGCCAAGGGCAAACTAACGGAAGAGGCTAAGGGTGCCATGAGGGATCTGGTGCCAGTTCTGCAAAAAAACACATTCGATCAATACAATAGTTTGAGAGATAGTTATATAGAGGCAGCGGGCGAATATGGTGCCAACCCGAAGCGCATCAAATACATAAAGCAGGCTGATTATAGCTCCTATTTAAATCCTCCCACCGACCCTAGCGCAGCTACTATGCCGCCTGGATTAGATCAAAACACCTTACTAGAAGAGGCGTTAGCGCTTAAAGCGGCAAACCCTAGCATCACTCAAGGAGAGATAGCCGCTACACTAAGACAAAAATACAGCGGTGCAACTCAGATGAGGCTTTCACCAAGTGGGGTGCCTCTTGGCTGACATTTTCGACCAGATAGCAGCAGGATCAACCGGGGAACAGCCGCAAACGACGGGAGACATTTTCGACCAGATAGCCCTTGGTGCCCATAACGATCAACCACTTTCGCTTATTGAGAAAGTTATGGGATATTCTCGATCCTACTTGGCAGGTCCAACATTTAACTTTGCCGACAATATCGAGGCGGCTGTCGCAGCTCCCTTTACGGACAAAACATACGACCAAGAGCTCGAAGGAATTAGAGCCGAGCAAAATCGTTTTAAGGACAAAACGGACTACCTAGACAACGCCGTGGAGCTTGTTTCGGGTGCAGTATTGAATCCGCTCGGAATGCTAGGCGGCGCAGCGAAGACTGCTCAAATAGCCACAAGCCCGGTTGTTAGAACTCTAGCAGCTCCTGGTGTACGAACTGCAATCAGGGTCGGAACTAGCGTTCCGTTTCAAGCTGGACTTGCTGGTGCTGGAGCTGCGGACGGCAAGGATGTACTAGAGAATGCTGCAAAAAGCGCAGTCATTGGGAGCGGCTTGTCTGCATTAGGATCGGTCGCTGGTAACGTAGTCGAATCCACGGCGCGTGGTGCTGACCGGATGAAGCTATCAGCATTTGGGATCGGGAGTGCTGATCTTGCGCGACAAATCAAAAAACTTGAGGCGGCTGGTGTTCAGGCTGGGAGTGCAGCGGACATCCCAATAGTTCAAACCTTACACAGAGCCGAAAGTCAGGGGCTTGTTAAGGTAGGTAACGACGTACTCGAGAACGCTAAAAATGTTGGCGATAAGCAAAGAGGTTTAGCGCACGATCTCGGGATATTGCTCAAGCAAGCCGATACGGTAGTGAAACCAGACATCAACTTCCAGATGAAAAATACCATAGCGTATCTGGATGGAATTAGCGGAACCGCAAGAGAGGCCGCTGAGGATGCGGCAATGAAAGAGCTAGCCGCGCTCACTAAGCAGATGGGCACAGGCACATTGCGAGAGCTTCAAGATCTGAAAGTAGGATTGAATTATAAGTACGATCAAAACCCACTAACCGATGATATTCAAAAAGCCATTAGATCCGATCTAAGGCAAGAAATAGAAAACCGCGTAAATAAAGCCGCACAAACCGGACTAATCGCCACCGCCTCAGCGGGGAAAGTAAAAGCACTGAATTCAGAATGGGGTGAATTAGCCGATTTGCGCGATGCCTTTGTGCGAAAAGGACACAGGGATATCCAGGGCAATCCAATAGAAGATATCGTTGCGGGTGGTCGAACATCGGGCGGTGTTGGAACAATGAACGTTGCTTCAGCCGCATCCGGTAATCCTATTTATGCTGCAATCGGCGCTGGCATACAAGCAGCACGAGGCCCCGAGGCGCTTAGTGCAATCGCTGACGTTCTTAGAGATCCTGTTATCGGAAAGTCGGTAGAGAAATTAGGGGAACTTCTCCCTAGGGTTGTAACTGGGCGAAATGCATCTCAAGCTTTGCTCACCGTCGACGAAACCAAAGGAGAACGCAGCCAGCAACATATAAAACCATCCAGCCCAATAACAGGCAGTTCGTCAAAATCGGGGAGCTCAGTACGTCCAGAACTGTCTGCATCACCGAACTCTGCCCCAACTCAAACTGCTACTCAAGGACGTATTGCGAGCCTGCTAAGCAACGTTATTGGAGTACCCGAAGCTCAAGCCTCCGAAATGAATTTTGGACCTAGGAATATGAAACTATCCAAAGAAGAAGCCCCAGCATTCATGGCGAAGGTTAGCAAGATCGCCGACGACCTAGGCGCGGACCCTGCTGACTTGCTTGCTGTAATGAAATTCGAGACCGGCGGAATGTTAGACCCAACCGAGAAGAATAAGGCAGGTAGTGGCGCTACGGGGCTCATCCAGTTCATGCCATCGACGGCTAAGAGCCTAGTCGGAGCAACCAGCAAAGAAGCGGCCATCCAGATACTCGAGAAGATGACTGCTACCGAGCAACTCGATTACGTCAAAAAGTATCTAGCCCCGTTCAAGGGCAAACTTAATTCCCTGGATGACGTCTACATGGCGGTCCTCTACCCCAAGGCAGTCGGAAAAGACTCCGAATACGCACTTTTCGAGAAGGGCACCAAAGCCTACTGGCAAAACAGAGGCCTAGATATCAACAAAGATGGCGTGGTTACAAAAGCCGAAGCAACTAAAAAAGTATCGTCCTGGAAGACATAAATGGATCCTATCCGCAAATACGAGATCCAAGGCCAAGTATATACCCTCCTGACAGCACCCGGGAATGCGGTAGTCGGTTTAGCGCGAGTCGTCGTAGCTGCAGTAGCGGGCAAGGCGATCCGGGTAATGGGCTGGCGTCTACAAGCGCAGGCCGCCGCCGCTAGCGTCACGATGACATCGTCAGGCGGCACACTATTGCACGATTTAGTGGGCGTTGACGCATTAGCTACTTATAGACCAGACGTCCAAGACGTAATCGATTCGGGCTATTTTAGTACGTTGGTCGGCGAGGGGCTTAACTTCGATGTGCTGGGCGGCGCTGTTTACTACAATGTGTATTACCTCTCCTATACCCCTTAAAGGGAGTGACTTTATGATTGACAGCGAGACGGATATCCCCTCTATACAAGCCGACGTGAACCTGACTATGCAGCCGCCTGACACTGCGACTGGAAACCGTGACGTTGCAATCAGACTGATCGAACAGGGATTACTCGAGCTCAGGGGCCATCGGCACGAGTTCAAAAGCTTCGTGAATCACTACAATGTTCTCAGCACTAACAAGATCAGGTCACACAGGCAGATCGACGATATCCATGAAAATTTCAAGGTGGCACAAGGAGCATTACAAACTTTTGGCAGCATCCCTAGAGATTTAGCGGAAATCAAAAGCGGACTACTCGCCAAAGCGACCGATCGCTCAGGTATACCCTACACGATCGTAATGATGATCATGATTCTGTTTGCGTTGCTGGTAGCTATCCCGAATTGGATACCGCTCTTTAGCGATCGGAATATGAAACTGAACGTAAGCAGGGATGGGTTGGGTATTGAGTCGCAACAACAACAGCAGGATCGAAAATGATATTCACGATTGGCTATCTTGGCGGCGCTAACTATCCGAAGATTATTCTCAACAACCATCCCTCTGGCTGGGGCGCAGGGTTTATCCTCAACACGAACAAACCGTTTTGGCCCAAGACAAATTGTTGGGGAGTAATCAATAAGCTTGGAGCTCGCTCTGATTTCCCAGCGCTGAAAATTCATGCTGTATGGAAAGATGATCACACCTACGACCCTAAAGAGCATAATCCCATAATCAATAAGGAGTTTGATTTAGCTCGCAAATTCAAAAACCGGCATCACAGCGTAGCGTCCTACTTCTCGCCAATGTGCGAGCGCGACAACCGTAACCAAGCGGTAATCGATCTATTCGGTCGACTCAAGGACAAAGCCGATGGCCTGATTATTCTTAACTCTTACGCAAAGGGCGGCGCTATCGATGGGATTATGGGAGAGGTGCATGGAACCATGGCTCCACCGAGTGGCTCCTACAGCTTTTCGTTCGACGGCAAACAATGCTTTGACGCTGATATGGAGGGATTCAAGCAACGCCATCTTCGTGCGGAACTTTTCGAAATCTGGTTTTCCATGTGCAACGGCAAATATACCGACAAGGCAAAAGGCACAAAAGGTGCCGATGAAACTCCGAGGTCGAGGCGCTTGGCTTGGCCGATTGGAAAACATATTAAGTCTGTCGTCCCCTACGCAGCGGAACGCGGAGCAATTGAGTGGCGCGACAACTGGATCTACAAAACCCACGCGGACCAGCACAGCAAAACCAAACCGTCCCCGAGAGAGGGGAAACCAGTAATGATTATTCCGCAGCATGGTAACGTCGATCTAGTTACGGACAACGGCACCGTCATAGCTCGCCTATCTCCTAGCGCGGAACCGTACAAAGCCCCGGGCTCGCCACAGAATGGATGGTCCATATACCGTGCTGCTGAGTGGGGGTTTGAATTACTCGATAAGGCGCGATCGTTGCAGGGTCACCCAATCGTCACCGTTCGAGTCGACGGTAACGCGATAGGCAAAATCAACCCAGCTTGGAGATGTGGCGTCACTCGATAAATTGATATCCAGTGAACTCGGCTAGTGATATTGTGAACTCACAACGAATCAGCTCACGGCAAAAGGGAGGTGATCCAATAATCTTATGATCAATCAAGGAAATCACATGCAATCAACTAAACCCGCCGTGCAATCTGTCACCGTACTAGCTTCCGCTGCCGGCCTACTCGTCTCAGTAGCCGCGTTTCTCGATTACGTTAATCAGTCGGGAATTGTGCCGCCCAAGTACGCACTAGCTCTCACAGGTGTCGCTAGTGCTATTGCGTTGATTCGTAGGTGGACCGATAGGAATCCCACGCCGATCGAAGGGATTGTTAATCAGAAGTAGTTCTATAGTTCTTCTATATCCAACTCCCCTGTCCCACCGGAGGGCAAAAATAAATATCTTTTTACTTGCATCCTACACAACTATTGTGTAGTCTAATAGATATTGAAGGTGAGCAATTAAGCGAACCGGGGAGACGATAACATGAACAATTTAGTTAAAGCATTCGAGGGAATTTCAGACAGCGCAGCTAGCGAATACTACACAATCAACGCGGCAAGTGTTGAGTCAGTCATAACGTACGCTCAAAACGGACTCGATATCTCGCTAAGCGACGAAGATGCGCAGCGAGTGTTTGCAGCTCTCAAGCAAAACGAGATCGCGGTCGGTACGAACAACTACGATCACATCGTTTTGAGCCTGCAAAATCAATTATAACAAACAATTTAACATTCCCCGCGAAAGCGGGGATAGGAGTTTTACAGTGAAACAACCAAACAAGCCGGGCCCAAAACTAGCGGACCCGGCAGAGAAAAAAACTAGAGCAAACATCTCGATCTCGCCCTCAACGCTTAAACTGTTGCAGGAGATTGCGGCGAGTGAGGGAATATCAGCTAGTCAGTGGATATCGAGGGCTATACTCGCGGCAGCGTTGGGACGGTAGCATCTTCCCGCTCAGGAAGATCCAAGCCAATTTCACCGATTAGAGGGGCTAAATGTCCCGAGCGGGAAAACTACTTACGCTTAGGCAAAAATTCCTCATCAAGCCACTTTCCAAACTCTTCCCAGCCCTTCCCGGAAAGCTTCCGCATGGCGCACAACACCGAGAGCTTCATACTCTGAGCGGTTGGCTTATCATAGGCGTCAATTCCTGGAATCGTGATCTTCACGTTCATATCGTTGCAACCTTTCGCGATCCCGTAATTGGTTAGTCCGGCAGCGTCCTTAACCTTTTTCAGCAATTTCATTCCCATACAATAACTATACAACTATTTTTGTCGAACTGAATAGATTTCTATACAAAAATACTTGCACCTATCCGACAGAGTATGTAGTCTAACTTGTATAGAAACTGTTGTATACGAGAGCAGGTCACAACATGGCAGAGAAATGGGCGCACGACCCTTGGAAAGATAGCGAAGTCGTCGAGCCAGCAGGCGGATTTAAAGAGGAACCAAAGATAATGAACACACTACCACAACTAAACGGGCCGGTATCAATCGAGTCCTACGCGGACAACCTAAAGGCAAAGCTCGAAGTAGCGTCAATCCTACTTCGTAGCGGGATGGCACCACAGCACTACAAGACACCCGAGCAAGTCCTGGGCGCAGTGCTGTATGGCAGGGAGCTAGGATTCAGCCCTATACGTGCCCTTCAAGCCATCGACGTAATACAGGGCAAACCAACGCTATCAGCTGCGGGATTAAAGGCGCTCGCGATTCAGCACGGTGGTCAGTTCAAAACCGTCGAATGGGACGAAAAAGTTTGCACTCTTGAAATCTCAAGAGGGGACTGGAAGGAGAACGTCACTTTCACGTGGGCAGAAGCGGAGAGGGCAGGGCTCACCACTAAGGACAACTGGAAGCGAATGCCAAAGCCGATGCTGTACGCTCGATGCGTATCGACGGGCATCCGCAACATGTTCACGGACGTAATAGGGGGCCTCTACAGCTCAGAAGAGATGCGGGACGTAACGCCAGTAGTGCGCGAAGTACCGCAAGCTAGAAAGCCCGTATTTCCAACTGTTGACGAGACGACAGGGGAGGTAATCGACGACGATCTACCAGCATCCTTTACCAAACCAATGACGCTCGTCGAGATGAAAGCCGCTGTTCAAGCCATGAACTGGGGAGCAATCGGCAGCCACAAGATCCAAACGAAATGCTCGTTGCAGAGACGTGGCCTCACAATCCGTCAAGCGATGCTCGAGGATGAGAAGACCATTCAAGAGCATTTCGACGATTTTGATGAGATCGACCGCATGGCTTTTGAAGCATACGCAATGACGTTAGCTGAAGAGAAACAAAAATAAGGAGAGACCAATGAAAAACGAACAATTGTACGCGCTGATAGTGCACGGGGTGAGGGGAGTGAAGGACGCTGAAAAAAATCCACAGGAGTCGCTGGCTCTGGCTAGCACGTATCTGACGGCGATCCAGGATGCAGCTATGACAATGGCGAATGAGCAGGAAGTAAAGGTGATGTTTCGCAACGCTAGGCGGTTAGTTGAGATGGAACAGGAAGTAGTAAACAAAGCATAAGGGGAATAAAATGAAAAAGGTTTTGCTAGGTTTGGTAATCGTTTTGTTATCGGGATGCGGGGAGATTTATCTCAAAGCTGGGACTCGTCACATTGATGAATATCAGGAGAGTCAGAAGACGTATGACAGGCCGCTGACGTGTATCGTCTGGTGGTCTGCTCAGTGCGAACATAGCCGTCAAGTAGAGGGCAGCTAACATGGACGCGAGCACAATTCACACAATCCAGGCGATCGGCATCTGCGCGGTTGTATGCGTGATCTACTACGGCTACCGCTCGTATGGGGTAGTCATGAGCAACGTCAAAGAGCATCTGCTTACAAAGCACGGTTTCGTAATAGCCTGCATTTGGATGCTGATACTTGGCGGGATGTACGGAGCTGTTGGCGCGGTTAAGGGCGCGGTTAAGGGCGGGGTCATGGATGCTCGTCCGGCGATGGCTCAGAAAAAATGATTTTACTCGGCAAGTAAGCCGCAGGGGTAGGAATGTGAATAGTAACGAGCAAGTAAAAATAATTAAGGAAAGGGTAATATGAAAACTACATACAGACATGGCGATTTAATGATGACGTCTTTAAATAAGGACGCCGGGGGAAATTGGATCGTTGCTAAGCAACCGCTAACTTTAGCGGCAGGCGAGGCAACCGGACATCACCATACGCTCTATCCGGTTGCGGCAGGCGTAATTGTTGAAAGCATTTTAGATGATAAAGGGGCTGTCTATCGATTCCGTGTATCTGGCGGCGATGCTGAACTTCGCCATCAGGAGCATCACACTTTGAAAATCGTTCCAGGTGTCTACGAGATCACCCATGAGCGCGAATACGATTATTTTGAAAACGAAATGAAGAAGGTGGTGGACTAATGGAAAAGCTTAAATCGTTAACAGAAAGCCAAGTTGAGCTGATGTGTACAGTTCGTAAGGAATGGATAGATTTACTTAATAATTGCCCAAGACCTAATCGAGACGCGGTCATATCGGGGGTGCATTGGTTATACGAGTTTTGTGGGCTTAAAAAGCCATTGGTAATTATCGTCAAATCTCCGTTTGAGGCTCAAATGGCGGCTAATATGCTGTCACACACCGGCATTCAGGCGATTGGCAAGCAGGTCCACGATCAGACCGGCGCTCAGCTCCGCGATCAGGTCCGCGAGCTGATCAGCAATCAGGTACACGCTCAGGTCAACGTTCAGGTCTTCAATCAGGTCGGCGCTCAGATCCGCGAGCAGGTCAACGATCAGGTCCGCGAGCAGCTCCAAGCGCAGCTCCAAGCTCAGGTCCACGATCAGGTACACGAGCGGGTCAGCGATCGGGTCGAGGAGCAGGTCAACGTTCAGGTCCGCGATCAGGTCCGCGCTCAGGTCAACGAGCAGGTCAGCGCTCAGGTCCGCGATCAGGTCAGCAGGCAGGTCGGTGCTCAGGTCAACGAGCAGGTCAACGAGCAGGTCTACGAGCAGGTCCGCGATCAGGTCAGCAGGCAGGTTGGCGCTCAGGTCAACGAGCAGGTTAACTTTGAGGTCAGCAGGCAGGTTAACGAGCAGGTCAGCGATCAGGTCTACGAGCAGGTCAGCAGTCAGGTTAACGAGCAGGTCAGCGCTCAGGTCCGCGATCAGCTCCAAGATCAGCTCCAAGCTCAGCTCCACGATCAGGTACACGAGCGGGTCTACGAGCAGGTCGGCGCTCAGGTCGGCGCTCAGTTCGGCGCTCAGGTCAACGAGCAGGTCAGCGCTCAGGTCCGCGATCAGGTCAGCAGGCAGG